GTTTTTGCAGATGAAAAGTCTGAACTCCAATATCAATCCCTTGAAGACGTTGCTGGTATTGCCTCCACATTGGATAAAGTTCTCAACGCTGATTTTGTAAATGCTGTCAGACAATTGTTTGTAGGCCTAACTACATATCTTGCGTTTCCAAGAGAACATGCCGCCAAAGTGTTTGACCTTATTGGTACCACTGCCATAAAGATGTCTGGATTGCGTCTAGTTAAGACAGTTCTTGAGATCATTGTCAAAATTGGTAGGTCTGCCTCATTATGGTGGCACGGACAAGATGGCAAAGCTGTTCCATTGAGTGAAATTTTGTTTGGAGCCTCCACAATTGAAAGCTTGAAAGCAGAATACGCAATACTCGAATTGTATCAGAATCAGGTTTATTCAGGATTGCCCGTCGACAAACACATGTGTCAATATCATTATATGAGATTGTCCAAAGCGTTTATTGCCGTTGCAGATGCATATGGAAATTCCATTGGCCGACATAATCCCGATTATAGACGCATTCAGGATTGGGTCATAAATGTTACACGATGGTCGAATCTTGTCGGAAATAGAATTCAAACTCAGACCCGTATACCAGCTTTTTCTACGCTAGTCGTAGGAGAACCTGGAGTTGGAAAATCTCTTACTGTCCAACTCTTAGCCTCTCGCCCAGCTGCCATTAAAGGTTACAAGTTTGAGATGTCCCATATATATCCTAAAAATGCAGATGACGACTTTTGGGAGGGCTACGCTCCTAGGGAGCACAATGTCGTTTTCATGAGTGAAGTTGGAAAAAAGGCTAGAAATCTTGCACAAACTCAAGGAGATAAGGCTCTCGATGCGTTTCTGTCCGCCGGTGATAGTATTCCATACTTCCTCAACATGGCTTTTGAGGGCAAGGGTAAGACTCCATTTCTTGCAGAGTTATTTTTGATTGATGCCAATAATGAGACTTTAAATCTCGACGTGTTGTACTCTAATCCCTCAGCTTTTTGGAGACGAATTTTGATTATTGACCAAATTGTTAAGCCACAATATCGTAAGATGGGGAGTTGCCAGGTAGATCCTGACAAATGTGAAGATATGGATTGTCTATTTGATGCTTATCTCTATACCGTTTCAGTACGTACTCCAGAGACCAGCGTTAAGTCAAACAAAATTCCCATTGTTACAAACGTTGATTATATCAAGATGGTTGAAATCTTTGATACTATGTTCATACAACACCAGATGAGAAACTCTCGAGTCAATTCACAATTGTTGGACCTCATTCGTAGCATTCCTTGCACATCTGAAATAGTTTCTAATGTCCCTCGGACATATTTCAATGAACCAGTTGAAGATTACGAAAAGAAATTGACTAATGGTATCTTTGGTGCCGCACGTGCAGAGGATTATGGTCTTCCAGCTAGTGTTAGATTTGGTAACAAAGTTCGTTCTATGCAAGACCAGTTGAACAATCTTTACTCATATGTATCCAAAGATGGAATTTCCGTCAAGAGCACATTGAGAGTTCGTACAATTGAGAATTTGTTCGG